ATCTTGTATAAACTTGCCTGATGTACCTTTCATTAAGTCTTCAGTAAAAGTTGCTTCCTGTGCATATTGTCTAGCTTTTTTATATAACAAAGCATTTTGTTTGGTTAATTTACCAAGCATTGATTCTTTATTTACAACATTAATTATTTTTTTAAACTCACCTTCTATGTATTTATTATATGAATCGTTATTTTTAAATTTCATCTTACTAGCTCTTTCCCAAATCTCTGCCCTAATAAATGCTCTAAAGTTTACTTGCTTAAAAAATTCATCTTCTGCCATAAGAAATCTTTGTGGCAAAGTATAAAAACCATGTATTGCTTTTATTCCAAATCCTCTTTCAGATACATCTATAGCGTTAAGTCTTGACATATCAACAGTCTGGTTAGCAGAGTCAATTATATTTGCATTGTTCATAAATGCTCTTCCTGCCATATACATAGACTCAAGACTTGCAGTAGTTAAGTAATATAAATCTTTTATTGCTCTTTTAATTATTGCTGGATCTCTTTCTGCTACTCCACCAACAACTTTTTGTAATGGTCTTACTGCTGTATTCAATGCAGTAGAAATCATATTGACCTGATGCGTTATTGGACTAGACAAAATAGAATTTATAAATAATTCATTAGTAATTTTTATAACAGGATTACCTGCTTGTGCTTTTAATATCATCTTCAATGCTTTTGGATTAGTTGCTGCTAAATGTAGTTGTTGAGTAACTTTCATTAACGCTTTAGTATCTCCTGAGTCTGCTAATTTTAATATCTGATCTACTGTAAAGTTTCCTAGTGGGTCTTCTATATTTGATTTTTCTAATAAGCTATCTGCTGTTTTTAAATCAGTTATTACTCTATCTGCATTGCTTGATTTTAAATAATTATCTAATCCTCTTGGTATATCTCCTGATGTTTTTTGCATTACTGCAAGAGTTTTACCTATTTCACTACCAAAAGCATTTTTTACATTTAAAGTATCACTTAAAAATTTAAGAGTAAAAGCAAAATCTTTTTTTAATACGTCATAATAATCTCCATTCATACTGCCTGACTTGCTAAGTTTTAACATTTCGTGCATTTGACTAGACAAATCTCTTAGTACAATTCCTGACTCTAAGATCAAATCATTCATTGCAATAACACTAGCTTGTAAATCTATTTCCCCACCTGCACCATATCTTTCTACAAAATCAGCAAGAGCATTGTATGTATCTAAAGGTAGTTGTGTTCTAGCCTTTTGAAACATATTGTCTAATGACCTTACATTTT